GCCGAAATTAAGCATCTGCCACTTGAGGAGCGACCCTTCCCCTACCTTCCAATGATGTACAATCATCCCTGCACAATCTGGGCAAGGGAGTCATTGGATAACCATGAGTGGGTTCATTGTTATGCTAACGCATTGAACGATGAATACTACTATCGTTATGGAAAACTACACAAATCAGTAGAGCAAGTAGTAAACAAACTACCTGATCCAGTACATCTTGAAAGAGTAGGCTTTACTAAGTTCGGACTGGCAATGCCAGAGGATCTTAGAGATTACGACAATCCGATACAAAGCTATCGAGATTATTACCACTTAGACAAGGCAACCTTCGCAGCTTGGTCTCATCGAGACAAACCACATTGGTGGAACGAAGATTATGCCGATTACGAAAAAAGGATAACTCGTGTATAAATTTAACGAAGATTTAATTTTAAGAAGATTACAGTACTATATAAATGGTACATATGATCAACACTATGCTCAAGCAAAGACTCAAACTACAGAGATAGTATTTGAGAATGGGCATGGTGAGGGTTTCTGTATAGGAAACATTATAAAATATGCACAGCGTTTTGGAAAGAAAGACGGCAAAAATGAAAAAGATTTATATAAAGTTATTCACTATGCCATTATTTTACTAGGCGCAATGCATGAAGAAGAACTCAAAGAGGTAAACGACTATCATTTGGATTTAAAAAATGATTAATTGGGTATTCGGATGGATAAGTATTGACTATTTAATTCACAAAGGAGTGATAAAAGATGGCAGTTAGAAAGAAAAGAGAGGAGAAACTCTCAGAAACAAACATTAATAAAGTAATAGAACTGCTTGCCGCAGAGAAACCTATTACTAAAAAAGAGGCGTGTGAGATATTGCATATTGCATACAATACTACTCGTCTTAGTAAAATTATTGCAGATCATCAAGAAACAATAGACCACCGACTTAGGAGAAAAGCACAGAATAAAGGTAAAGGAGTAACAGAGTTAGAGAAAAAATCAATAGTCAAGTACTATTTAGAAGGTTCTAATACATCTGACATTGCTAAGGCATTGTATCGCTCACCAGCTTTTATCAAAGCAGTAATCGAACGAATGGGAGTACCACAAAAACTTCCTGACACTGATTACAAAGGCATTAAAAATGCTATGATACCAGAGCCTTGTGTAGCAGAGGAGTTTGAGGTAGGTGAAAGAGTGTGGTCAGCTCAAGGCAACTGTATTGCAGTTGTAAAACGAGAAATAACAAAGTCCCATAACTTTGATAAATATGGTAGCAAGTGCTATCTATTATGGGAAATCGAAATGGCAGAGTGTGAATCGCCCTACTTTGGATTTGTACGCAACGCAGGGCATAATGCTCCACGACTAGCGTATAACATTGGAAGTTTAAGACACTTACAGGAATATTTATGAAATACTTTTTAGCTTTTTATATTGCAGGATGGCTTTTTTGCTTACTAAGATTATATTATCCTTCTATAAGATTTCTTCAGAAATTTGATAGTAGTAATATACTTGTAAGACAAAAAGTTCTTGGTTGGTTAGTTGCAAGTCTAGGATTTTTTATTGCAACTCCATTGACCTTGCCCGTAGCATTATCAGACAGTCTATCAAGAGAGTTCATAGTTGCATTTTGCGACAAAGCCTTAAAAGACATATAATATGGCATATAGTAAAGAAGTAGTAGATCGATTTGAGGGAGTACTAAACTCTCCAAAACAGTTTTCAGTTGGGAAATACGATCCCAAAGATCCAACAGTAGCAACAGGTATGCAAGGCGCACCTGCATGTGGAGATGTAATGAAACTACAGCTACGAATCGATCCAGGCAGCAACCGTATCATGGGTGTAAAGTTTAAAACCTATGGATGTGGTAGTGCGATTGCTTCTTCTTCTATGTTTGTTGATATGTTGCAAGGTCTAACAATAGACGAGGCAAAGTTAATCAAAGACAAAGATATTGCAGATGCTTTACAATTACCACCAATTAAACTTCACTGCTCAGTTTTAGCAGAGGGAAGTATTAAGGCAGCAATCGAAGATTGGGAGAAGAAAAGAACATGCTAGATTTTTTATTTGGACTACCTTTCATAATTGCAAAATTTGCATTTAATTTAGCAGTATGGTCAGGTATAATCTACTATGGATATATCTATGGTAGAGACACTTATCATCAGTACAAAGATGGTCACTTTGATAAGTATTTTAAATCATAAAGGAGAATTATGAACTATTTATTAAAAGCACTTATCGCCAAGTTAAAAGGCGAAGTAGAAGTTGCAAAAGCAAATGTTATGGTGTATACTAGAAGCTCAACAGGTATTGGAGAACATCCAGAGATTGTCGAGGCTATCGAAACACAGATAGAGAAAATCGCAAATGCCGAGGAGAAGATAGCAACTATAGAAAACCATTTTTCAAGATAGGAAAGCGTATAAGATACCGAAAAATACTTCTTGACAATTGGTTTCAAATTCATTATAATATATTTATATTAAAAAAAGGATATACATGAGTGACAGATTTTATATGGAACAGTACGACCGAACAGGTTGGAAACCCATATGGAACGGCGAATGGATCCAAAACAAACACAGGAGAAAAAGAATGGCTTGGACAGATGAATCTAAAGCACAGGCAGTCGAAATGTATCAGGAATCAGAACCTACACCTGAGACTTCTATGGAGATTGTAAAAGAAATCGCAGACGAACTTGGCGAATCACCAAATGGAGTTCGAATGATATTGACCAAAGCAGGCGTTTATGTAAGAAAAACACCAGCAGCTAAATCCTCAGGTGGATCTACTGGTGGTGGACGAGTATCAGTAGCTGATGCTCAAGCAAGTCTTACTTCCGCACTGTCAGACGCAGGTCAAGAAGTTGATGAAGCTATTATCAGTAAACTAACTGGTAAAGCAGCAGTATACTTCAAAGGCGTTGTAGAAGCATTAAATAATTAAGTAGTTGTAACTTAGTTTAGCCAAGGCATTGCAAGATGTCTTGGTTTTTTGCATTCTTTTTTAGAGACCTTCCAATTTAACAATTCAAAAGAGTTTTTGTTAGATTAAATTGGAGAAATAATGAAAAAAGAAGAGCTTAAAAAGAGACTCGACGACTCTGGTGATGCAATTATCACTTACAGAAGTCAAAACTCACGAAAGTTAAAGTACAATGTTTGCACTAATGACTTTTCTACAGAATACATTCGTCAGAAAAGAAATAGAGCAAAAGAAGGACAGCATACAGTTTTGCTATTTTGTTGGGACACGGATTCTTATAGGATACTTGTGCCCGAAAATGTAACGAGTGTTGTACCTCTCAACCGAGTAATTAAGAATGATTGACCTCGATTCCCCCGCACCATACGAAAAAATAATACAACAAACCGATGATGAGCAGATACGATTAGTAGTAAATGAATTTCGTGGAACTGAGTACATATCTTTACGAAAGTATTATTTAGACTTTGATGAGGAGTGGAAACCTACACGAAATGGAATCACTATGAAAGTTGACTTTGAAAACACTAGACGACTCTTTGAAGGATTAGTAGATATTCTCTCACTAGCAGAAAGCAAATCAGTTTTAGAAGAACAATTCAAAGAACAACTGGATGAAATATACCTCCCCTAAAATAATTCTTGACAATACCTTGTAAATTTAGTATAATATACTTATGAAAAATTTAGAAGCACTAATAAATCGAGCAAGGATTGCTTATTATAATGGTAAACCTCTTATGTCAGACGAACTGTATGACAGAATGGAGGCTCAACTTGATACACTGAATGATGTTGTGGGCGCAAAGCAAGATCCACGATCAGTAAGGTGGACTCACGCCTTTCCAATGTACTCATTGCAAAAAGCATATACAATGGAAGATAGACCAGACTACGGTCAAGAACCTGTAGTAGTCACCCCCAAATTAGACGGAGCCGCAGTTGCTCTACAATATATCTACGGCACATTATCTTGTGCCTTAACTCGAGGAGATGGAAAAGAAGGTGTCGACATCACAGAAAAGATGCGACAACTTGTTCCTCGACACTTACTACCCTGCATGGGCAAACATATCGTGCAAATTACTGGAGAAGTAGTTGCTGATAAAAACATAGAAAATTCAAGAAACTATGCAGCGGGTGCACTCAATTTAAAAGATGTTGACGAGTTCAAAGAACGAGCAGGAAGTATGGAATTCATTGCCTATAGTATACAGCCTTATCCCACAAATGATTATATAGAAGATATGAACTTCTTAAATCATTGTGGTTTTGAGACTGCAATCGATAGTAACTATTCTATGTTTCCTCAAGACGGAGAGGTATGGAGAGTTATAGATAACAAGGCTTTTGAAAAGCTAGGTTATACTTCTCACCATCCACGAGGAGCATTTGCCAAGAAAACAAAACCAGCAGGAGTAGTAACAAAACTACTTGATGTTGTTTGGCAAGTCGGCAAATCTGGGAATGTATCTCCAGTAGCAATTCTAGAACCTATTAATATAAATGGTGCAACAGTAAGTAGAGCAACTCTACATAATATAGCAATCATTGAAGGTCTTGGACTTGAAATTGGTTGTTCTGTTGAAGTAATAAGAGCAGGGGAAATTATTCCTCAAGTTATAGCGAGAGTAGATTAATGAGCTTAACAGTAGAAATATTTGGAAAGGATAACTGTCCATTTTGCGACAAGGCAAAAGCATTGGCGGAAAGACAAGGACATAGTTATACTTATAAACGATTAGGAGAACACTTTGAAATGGGATTCATTGCAGAGGAGTTTCCAGATGCAAGAACTTTTCCACAGATAAAAGTCAATGGAAATTATTGCGGAGGCTACACAGAGTATGAAACTCTAGTAAAAAAACTATGAGTTATTTAGCAATGAATGATAGAGAAGAATACCATATGTATCAGCGTCAAGGTAGAAGAGCAATAGTATATCGATACCACAACGATGCATGTTGGGGTTGTGAGTACTATGAGAATCAACTTAATGAAGATGGCGAAATGCACAGAGTATTAATCGCAGAGGAAAAGTATCCAAACCATAATGAACACTGGGCAGAAGATTGCGCAGACAATTATGTTTTTAGAATAAAAAACTTTGAAGAAAATCAAACTACGTAGGGCAGAACCAATGCCCGATAATCCATGCAGGGATTGTAAATTCTACGATCCCGTGCACAATATTACTCCTACTCTCAGCGAAGGTTGGTGTAGAGTAAGCAAGTACACAGCATTTGTACTTTCAGAGGAAACTTGTAAAAAATGGGAATTAAAATAATACAATGGCTATTTCCACCAAAAAAGAAAAAAGAAGCAAAACCATTGACTAAATCACAAAAAATGAATGAAGAATTACGACAAGCATTCTTGAAGAATCGTAGTATAATGAAAAACAAACCTACCCATAGAGAATGGATGGCTAGACAAGGAAAAGTACAAACGGAATGAAAGAAGAAAAATTATTACAAGTTGCAAATCTATCCCCTAGTGAGGAAATGATTGAAAAAATTGTAGATGTACATCCAATGAAGCAAGTAGTTATTATGTCAGTAGTACAAGTAGGTATGTTTGGATTTATGTTATTTAGTTTTTTCGTAATTGATTTGGTAGTATGAAACACATAGGCTTTCCTTTGCCTACTGAAATGTTTCATCCTCATACTTGTTTCGCCTTACCAAAAGACGAGGCAATATGTGAATTACTACAGATACCATTAAAGTGTTATTCCTGTGGAAAAATAATAAAAAGATATGAAAAAACAAAACGAACAATCAACCCACCTGTCAAAAGGTTCTAGTAAAGTCGAAGCTTACAGGCAGAAGATTACAGAACAGTTTGATGAATTGGAAGCTATGATGAATAAGCAAATGCATCTTACTGACCCTCAAACAGTAGAAGAAAAAATGTATTCAATAAATTATAAGTGGCATTTTATATCCGAAGAAGATAGAGACTTCTATCAAGGATGTAGACATGCACTTGATAACGGATTAAAATGGTAGAACAAAAATGGATTACTCTTAGCAAGAATCTTGCTACAAAATCAAAAGCAACTATTAAGGCAAATGAAACTTTGATAAATCCTGATGGTACACATAGAAAGAAAGGTGCACAAACTCATAGTATAACTTATGAAGATATACTACAAGTATTGGAAAATCAAAATTTTAAATGTGCGTATACAAATCTTCCTTTAGTTCCTGAGTATGGAAAAGCAGGAACAGATTTATATGAACCTTATCATCCTCTAGCCCCCAGCTTGGATAGACTAGATAATAGTATTGGATATGAGTTAGGTAATTTACAAGTATGTATACGATTATTTAATTTGGGATTTAGTGCATACAAAGGAAACAAAGAACAAATACTAGAGAAACTATATGGCAGGCGGAGTATATAATCAAACATATTTTAATAATCGACCCGAAGAAAAAGAAAGAGAGGGCGTTCTTTATGGAGTTATATTAGTTAACCAACGCACATTTGAGCGTGAGTGTATTAAGGTCGGAATCGCTAGTGGCAAAGACTGGCGACATGTAATCAAAAGAAGTCGTGGATTTAAAGGATATGATTTACGTATCCAGCGAACTTATCACGACACCATTTATCGGTGCTGGCAAATCGAGCAGGCACTTCACGAGAAGTTTAAACACGATAGTTATTCCCCAATTCAGAAATTTGGTGGGCATACAGAGTGCTTTAAAATTTCCTCTCTTATTTTATCCCAGTTCCCGAAAAATAATTCTTGACAAATGGTTCGCCGTTTGTTATAATATTATCATATTTTAGAGAAAGAGAATAAATGACAGAAATAATACCACCGACAAATTGCCCCGCTTGTAACAGCGTACTAGAATTTGTAGGTGACCAGTTATTTTGTCAGAACTCCTCTTGCTCTGCAAAATCTGCAAAGCGTCTTGAACACTTTGCAAAAACCTTAAAAATCAGAGGACTCGGTCCCTCAACTATTGAGAGACTTGGTCTTGACGATTACAAAGATATTTATTCGTTAACCCAAGAAGAAATATCTTTTCTGTTGGATTCAGAGAAACTAGGTACGAAACTACACAATGAGATACAGAAATCAAAGAGTGTCGACCTTATAACTCTACTTCCAGCTTTTTCGATACCGCTGATTGGCTCAAGTGCTTCAAATAAATTAGCGAAACACATCTCATCTTTAAGTGAGATAACCCCAGAGATATGTATAGAAGCAGGTCTGGGTCCGAAAGCGGCGTCGAATCTTATTGATTGGTTAGTAAACACTTTCCATTTCGAACAATACTATAACCTACCCTTTACTTTTACTTGCAAAAAACGAGAAGAGGTCACTAACACTGACACTAAGGGAACAGTTTGCATTACAGGAAAGTTAAAAAGCTATCCAACTAAAGCCGCTGCACAAGAAGTATTAATAAAGAAAGGCTACTTAGTAAAGGATAATCTCACCAAAGATGTAACTATCTTAGTTAATGAGAGTGGAATCGAAAGTGCAAAAACCAAGAAAGCAGAAGAAATGGGTATAATAATAAACCAAAATTTAAAAGAACTTATTTAGGAAAATAAAATCATGGCATTACCAAAATGGACAGACGAAAGGACTCAATCTCTAGTAGATTTCGTAGGAAGCGAGAGCCCAATATCCCAAGGAACAGTTGCAAATGCAGCAGAGCACTTGGAAACATCAACCCGTTCAGTCTCAAGCAAATTGAGAAAAATGGGATTTGATGTTGAACTAGCTTCAGCATCAGCAAGCAAGTCTTTTTCAGACGAGCAAGAAGCAACACTATCAGCATTTGTCAATGACAATAGCGGATCGTACACATATGCAGAAATTGCATCAAACTTTGAAGGCGGACACTTCTCAGCTAAATCAATCCAAGGAAAAATTCTTTCTATGGAATTAACAGAGCATGTTAAACCTGCTCCTAAAGTTGAGACAGTTAGAACTTATACTCCTGAAGAAGAAGGCACATTTGTAGAGATGGTTAACGGTGGATCTTTCGTAGAAGAAATCGCTGACGCTCTTGGCAAATCTGTTAATTCAATCAGAGGTAAAGCTCTTTCACTTCTAAGAAGTGGCGAAATTAACGCTATTCCAAAGCAAAAAGAAACTAAAGGATCAAGCAAAGCTGACGTACTTGCTGATATCGATATTACTGACATGACTGTAGAGTCAATTGCAGATCAAATCGGTAAAACAGTAAGAGGCGTGAAAACTATGTTAACAAGACGTGGTTTACAGTGTGCTGATTACAACGGTGCAGCTAAAAAAGATATCGGTTAATCCGCAGTATTCAATTTAGTCGGTGGAGGCACTCTTGTGCCTCTACCATTTTTAATTTTTGAGAGAGTTATACAGTGAATATTGCATCAGCGTTACTAAAACAGATTATAGTTCAAAAAGATTTAGACACATGGTCTAAGTTAAAAGAACATTACCTCCCTGGTGAATATCAGTCAATATTCCGCATCCTTGATAAACACATAGACAATTATCAAGACCTCCCCCAATTTGAAGATCTCCAATATGAAGTGCGAGATCGACAACTTCAAGAAAAAATATTTGCAATCGAATCAGTTGAAGTCGAGGTAGACGCATGGCTTTTACTTGATTATCTCAAAAATGAATATGCACAAGTAGAAATTCTAGATGAACTTGATACTTACATTGACAACACAGTTGCAATGGCTAGTGCAGAAGAAAACATAGAACAACTCCAAGAAATAGTATTAAGGGTAAGTGACAAGGTAGATGTCAAGCCACCCGAAGAAAGTATGCAGAGCATATCTTTATTCGAGGATGACAAAGAACTATCGAGGTATTTACCCTTAGGACTTAATAGTGAGTACGATTCACAAATTCAGTTCTCACCCAAAGACTTAGTGCTAGTTGGCGGGCGACGAGGAGCAGGTAAGTCCGTTACCTGTTGTAATCTAGCAGCAAATGTATACGATTCAGGTCGTAGTGCGCTCTACTTTACTATAGAAATGGACAGCAGATCAATCCTTCAAAGGATTTGTTCTGTATCAACAAAAATACCATTAAAAAGACTACGCAGTAAAATGCTATCCGCTGAAGAGTGGAATCTAGTAGGCGGCTGGTGGGCAGGTAGATTTGACGGTGGGCATGAATTATTGCCAGAGTTTATAAAAACACATGACTTTGATACATTTCATAAAAACCTAACAAAACTACCTCTCCACAAAGAAAAGCAATTGGATGTTATTTACGATCCAGCTTTAACTCTCTCAAAAATACAGTCAGAGCTAGATAAAAAGGTTAACCAACTTGATGTTGGTGTGGTAATTGTTGATTATCTAAACCAAGTCAAACGCCACAATGCGCCAAGTCGTTCAGGTCAATATGATTGGACAGAACAGATTGAAGTCAGTAAGAAAATGAAACTATACGCTCAGCAGTATGAAACCCTATTCTTTGCCCCATACCAAACAGATGCTAGTGGAGAGGCTAGATTTGCAAAAGGTATACTTGATGCAGCAGACGCTGCTTATGCATTGGAGACTTGGGATCAACAAGATGAGTGTATGACTTTTAATTGTGTAAAAATGAGAAGCAATAGGATGGAAAGCTTCACAAGTGCAGTAGATTGGGAAACCTTGAAGATTGGTCCGCAGTCTGCACTAAATCCTAAAGAGAAAGAAAATATAGAAAACAGTATGAAAACAGGAGAAGATGTAGATGACATTTAGATGGCAACCATGGGTTTTAAGCCTATACATATATGGGGCATTTGATCCCCTAATTTTAACTATCGCTGCATTAGTAAACAGATTATGATTTTATACACAGAAGCACAATTAATGATAGCATATACTAGATATGTGCGAAAACTAAAAGAAAGCAATATTCGTATTGCTCCGCCAACAATAGAGGAGTTTCGTGTGATTTACGAAACAGAACTCGAAGAACAATTATGGGATCAGTTAGATGACTAAAACAGAAAAAGCCGCATTACAAGAATCTGTACTACAGGTAGGCGCTGCTCTTGTTATTAACTTTCCATTACAAACATTCCTACTATGGTTATTCATAGAAAAATGGGGATGGACAAGTGCATTTTTGATATCACTTGTTACTACTTTTATATTTACAGTAGTTGCATTGATACGAACATACATGATTCGTATGGAAATTGAGAAGAGACGTAGACATGGCTTATGGAGAAAAGTAAGAAATGGCGGCAGATAGAATCAGTAAGGAAACGGCAGAGTTAGTAGCTCTGCCTCCCTACACTTGGGAAACACGATCAGTTAAGTTTCTATTGAATCAGAAAAAGATTTATCAGAATATAGAACGAGTTCCCATAAATCAACCACTATACGATAGTATAGAGAAGCATGGTATTGAATCCCCCATATTGTGTATGCCTAACTATTATCCTATTGCAGGAAGTCAAAGAATGAGAGTAATGTGGGAACTAGTAAGAAAACACCATGATGGATGGATGTTTAAAACAATGAATATAAAAGTCTGCCGATTTGACAAAGAATGGTGGAATATGTTTTATTTATGGGGAGATAAAGAAGAAAGAGATCGTATGATAGCAATATGGTTTCAAATGGTAGAACTTGCTTGGAAAAGTAAGTACTATGAACACGAAACAGATCCAAGTGGTAAAAAGATGACAGATTTTGAAGAACTTGGTGACAAACTAAAAGGATGGAAACACAAACAATGATGAGAATAGCAGAACATATACTTATAGCAATGGCATTTGCAATAATGATAGCAACTCCTATGTTTGTAATCTTAGCATTTATACAACAGCTATGACAGTAGAAGAACTATTACAAGAACGAAAGATTGAGTATAAGTTGTCTCCAGCAGACGCTATTGTTAAGTGCTTGAACCCTGAGCATGATGATAGTAATCCAAGTATGAGAATTGATAGAATTACAGGTGTATTCAACTGTTTTTCTTGTGGGTTTAAAGGTAATTTATTTAACCACTACGACGCTCCTTCGAATCCGTTGGACATTCGTAGAGAAAAACTTAGAAGAAAAGTAGAAGAAAAAAGAGCATCTTCCGTAGGATTGAAGATGCCAAAGAATTTTATGCCTTATGTAGGTAACTGGAGAGATATATCTCCAGACGCTTATAAAAACTTTGATGCATTTATACATCCAGACAAACCGTTTACAGGCAGAATTTCTTTTCCAATCAAGGACTTGACAGGGAGAATAGTGGCATTTAACTGTAGAACACAGTCAATGACTGATGTTCCTAAATACTTAATCCATCCCCCAAAGGCAGTATTACCCCTATTCCCTGCTCGAGTCCAACCTATAAAAGGCAGAGTAATATTAGTAGAAGGTATATTTGATATGCTAAACTTACATGACAAAGGATTAGAAAATGTTATGTGTTGTTTTGGTACAAGAAATATAGATATTGAGAAACTAAAACTACTCAAAATGCAAGGTGTGGAGGCAGTAGATATACTATTTGATCCAGACGAAGCAGGGCAGGAAGCTTCAATCAAGATACAAGAAATGTGCGAGATTGCAGAGATACTTGCTAAAAATGTAAAAATACCGATTGCTCTTGGGGATGCTGGAGCACTCAACAAAGAAAAAGTAAAACAATTAAAGGAACAATTATATGGCTAAAATAGCATTAATCGAAAGTAAGCCTAGTCGAAATGACTATGTAAAACTTTTCAACAACGAGTTTGATTTTGACAAGTATGAATTATGCTCTGACCCAACAGTAAAGAAAGTATTAAAACGAGATTGTGATATCGAAATAGATATTGATTCTTATGACTGGCTTATACTGATAGGCTCAGAATCATTAAAGTTCTTTACAAATCAAAACTCAGTTACAGAATACAGCGGAAGAGTTGTAGATGACAAATTTCTACCAGTAATAAACCCAGCAATGATAACATTCAAGCCAGAGGCAAAGAAAGTATGGGATGAATCTAGTAGTAATATTACGAAATATATTAAAGGAGAACTCAAACAACAGAAACTTGGAGACGATAAGTGTTATGGTATTACAGAAAGTGCAGACTTATATGTATTTCTAGACAACGCATTGAATCATGATAATGATTTTATCGCACTTGACTCTGAAACTTCAGGTTTATACCCAAGAGATGGATATATGCTTGGTATTAGTCTATCTTATGAGCCAGAGCATGGCGCATACATTAGTTCTGATTGTATTGATGAAAAAGCAGAAGGATTGCTACAACAACTATTTGATAAAAAGAGAGTAGTATTTCATAATGCTAAATTTGATTTAGCGTTCTTTGAATATCATTTTGGATTTAACTTTCCAAGATTTGAAGATACTATGCTATTACACTATATGTTAGACGAGAATCCTGGCACACACGGTTTGAAACAACTATCACTGAAATACACACCTTATGGAGATTATGAAAAAGGTATGTATGAGTGGATAGATGACTATTGTCGTAGAAATGGCATACTTAAAGGTAGCTTTAGTTGGGATATGATTCCTTTTGAAATAATGCAAGACTATGCAGCAATGGATGCTGTATGTACATTTTTACTCTTTCAAAAGTTTGAAAATGCTCTAGTAAAAAATGAAAGACTATATGGAGTATATAAAGATATTCTTATTCCAGGCTGTAGATTCTTAACAGATATACAAGATACTGGAGTGCCATTTGACAAAGAAAGATTGCAGACATCTTCAGTGCTAATGCAAGATCAAATTGATGAAGCTATTGCTAAGTTATATACTTATCCAGCTATCAAAGAGTTTGAACATTCACAAGGCAAGGACTTCAATCCTAATAGTACAATGCAACTTAGAGCATTACTATTTGATTACTTAGGTCTCAAGCCTACAGGTAAGAAAACAGGAACAGGTGCAGACAGTACAGATGCAGAAGTGTTAACTCAACTTGCAGAAGAACATGAAGTACCACAATTAGTATTAGATATTCGTCAGAAAGTAAAGATTAAAACTACTTATCTTGATAAGATATATCCACAACTTGATAAAGATAGTAGACTTCGTACTGGATTTAACCTTCATGGTACAACATCAGGTCGTCTATCTTCTAGTGGTAAA